TATACCTTTAAAGCAGTTGCATGAGAATGACCTGTGGCTGAAGGATCAAATATCCTCAGGTTTAAAAATTGCAGACATAGATAGATCATCTTTTTCTGAATTAAAACCTTATGCTGTAGGAACTGATAATGTTATAAGAGTAAAGCCAGGGAGATTTATAGCTAGAATTAATGATGCTTACAGTTTAACTCCATTACAGAAGTTTAGAAATCTTTTAGGATCTGAAGTAACTGAATACAATACGTGGGCGATGGAAGGTAATAATGGCGAAACTATACAAGCTATATTAGAAACTTTCCAAAGTCAGTTATCAGATGAGAGTTTAAATTTAAACGGTTTGGCTGAAAGAGTCTTTGCTTGGCCAGCAAGAGTCCCAGGGAGAGCTAGCCAGTATATTGCTGATGTATATAATTTAGATTTTGGTGCTACATTAACTAATGGAAAGCCACCAACACCAGTATACCAGGGTATGCTATTTCCTGGCGATACCGAAGTAACTGAATTTATAATTAAACAATATGAAGATGGAGATACTGTAACTGGTTTCGCTAGCATGGGTCTTGCAGAAGCTGCGTTCGTTAAGAAGTGGAGGGGGGTAGCTAGAACTGCTGTTGTAGATTTAGCTGAAGAAGCCACTATTGAAATACCTGCATTTGATCCAAAGGATTTCTTTTACATTAATGAAAATGGGGAAAAGGTATTAATAACCGGAGCAAATCAAAGAATAGATTTATTATTCTTATACTCAAAACCAATCGACGCTAGTTCAACCACTATAGCTAAGTATACCTCATTCTCACAACCAACCACAATAACCAAACCAGAACTTGGTATAGTTTATGGCGCTGGGCTAGGAGTAGATTTTACTAAGACTACAAACGATGTTAGAACTGCAGTTAAGCCAGTTGAGTTGATTGATGAGACTGGGCAAACTAAGATGCTTGCATTCGTAGGTGATTCAGGTTCGACCACAAACGGATTCACTGCTTCTAACATTCATGGATCATTCCCATCCCCAGATGATCTAATGAATCAAGCCCCTATGCTTGATGAGACTTTGAGAGATGATCACTTTGCACTGGTTGGTCAATCCGTATTACCATTAGCTTATGTTGTAGTTAAGGCCGGGGCGGCAACTAATCCAGCTAATCCAAGTCTACCAACAATATCTGATGAAGACATTGTGGATATCAGACCATTCTTTAGAACTGCTGAGTTAACTTATAATGAAAGAGCGGGACTTGCTGCTGCTATTCCAGCACCATCATTAGCTAATCCCGTAGTCACTCAGGCTGAACTTGATTATGAAGTTAAGAAAGCCTACCAAAGTATTCAAGCTAGACTAAATGCTATTCAAAATACCGTTAATGTTCAAACCACGCCAAGAGTTGTTGGTGCAGGATATATTAAAGGCGGGTATAACTTTGGTGTAGAAGGTGCATTAGCTAAGTATGTAGACTCAGCATTAACTACTGGAAGCCTAAGCAAAGAAAGATTAAAGGCCGAGATAGTAACTAGATTTGGACTGCCAACCGGGACGGAAATCCCAGACTTCCCAGATTGGGATCTTGGAGCCTGGGCTACTACCCTAGCTGAACAAGGATCTTATCCAAACGATTATATTAACGTATATCAATCAGGCGGTATACCAAACCTAAGAGAAAGCTTTTCAAATAGCCCAGTTCAATTTGCGCCATTTGAAGATAAGGCTTTAACAGCTAGATTGCAAACTTTAGGAACTGATAATATCTTAGGTAAGACGGGCCATACCTGTGTATTCTTTGTTAAGAAGAAGATTTACTTTAATAGAAACTCAATACCTTGGATGAATGATTACCATGTTGATGTTAACTTATGGAACTGTGCTCCATTAAGTTGCAGAGCGCAGACTGGTAGATCCTTAGCAACTGCAGGAACTAACTCAGTATGGGTTGAGAAGGGTTATAATTACTTTACTGTATACGTAGCATGGGTAGCTAGCGATTATATTTTTGGAAATGGAAAAGAAGAAATTATTGATAACATAAATAATTCTACATCCATAAACATGCCATTAGCTAGAAGAAACGGTAGGTCATTTGCTGGCTTCTTAGTTATGACTGATGGTATAAATAAGATTCCTTACAGCCAAGTTGTGTTTACTGGTGAGTCTAACGCTGGTATTGCGATATACCCCTCAGTTAGCTTTAAGATAACTGCGTATCCAACTAATTACAATGGCCTAAACTTAAATCTAAATACGGACAATCCAACTTTGACCTTGGCGTAACATGCGTAAGATCAGTGCAAGATTTAATTGCGGTGAGTTCCTTCCAGGTCAGCGTCCGGTAATTATTGGTGGAATTGTAAATACAGTTCCCCCAATTTATATTCCACCGCCCCCACCACCACAGATAACCCCACCATTTCCCCCTGCACCCGGAACTCCACCTATAGAAGAGGAGAAGTGGGCATGTAGGGATATTGAAAGAGAATTTTGTCCTGCACCTTTTGGAACTTCGGTAGCTTCTATTGTTAAAAGATGTATTAGATGTACTAGACTTTTAGACGGTCGATGGCCTGTTGATTGTATTCACAATAGCTTTGCAGCATGTAGAGATTCTCCATGTCAAACAGAAAACTTCCCATGCCCTGATAGGTATAAGTGCGTTTCAAGTATTATTTATTGTCCTGTTGTAATTCCACCTGGAACTACTGTTACTGAAGAGGAGTTAAGGCGATTAAAGACTAGGGTAAAAGAAATTAGGCGTGACTGTGTTATATGTGGTCAACTAGATCCAGATCCAAGATGTATTTATTTAAGAAGAACAGATTGCGAACAAAACTGCAATTCAGAAATAGTTGATGATTGTATAACTGTAGTTGAAGAGCCTAATGAAGGTGATCCACCTCCAAGATATGAATGCACACCAACAACTCCTGTTGGTGATTGTGTATTAAGATACCCTAATGATCCAAGATATGGGTTTGCAAATTTTGACACATTAGCTGCGTGCTTGGAGTCACAGAGATGCAGAGAATACCCTATGTGGAAGTGTTTACAAAATACTTGTATTCCAACCACAAATAGAGATCGGGCAGCTACGTTCTATTCATTAGAGGAATGTTTAAGTGTTTGTTATGAAGTTCAGCAAGTAAAATGGCAATGTATAACGGGGACTCAAGGTCGTAAAAGCTGTGTATCTAGAGACCCAACGCACCCTAATTATAGGGATGCTAAGTATGATACTTTTGATGAATGCAGATTAGAATGCACGGAACCAGATAAGTGGGAGTGTTACAGAGAAAGAGCAAGCTATCAACCACAATGTATTCGTAGAGGCCCAGAAGATCCTAGATATCCTTATGCGGTATTTACTACTGCTGAAAGATGTGCTATTGATTGTAGAACAACTCCAGCAATAATATCTAAACCACTACCTTCAAGTCCTGGTGGTGCTAGTAAATGGGAATGTGTCACTGGGACACAGAATCAAAGACAATGTGTTGAAAGAGCGTTTGATGATCCAAGAGGAAGATTTGCAACATCTGCAGAATGTTTTAGATTTTGTTTTGATCAAGGAGGCGGAGGTGGTGGTAGTGACCCAAGTCAATATCAGCCTGATTTTACTTTTGAGACAGCAACTCAAATACCCGGAGGAACTGAACCACCTAATGGAACAATACAATCAAGATTATCTAATAGAAATGCTCAATTAACTTTTAATAATCAAATTATATCTGATTCTATAGTAGTAACTTCTGAATCAGCATTATCTAAAATAATAAGTATATTACCAACTAAGGATATTCAAAATATATCTTTAACTGATAATACGCTTGGAGACTTCAATGATCAAGAAAAGTCACCAGAGAAAAGAGTAGAGGAAGGTATATACCACAAATATTATAATTTCTTTACATACACTCCAAGTGGATTAACTACCCTAGTTCCAAATGATTTATATTTAAATATATTTAAGCAGACTGTATCTAAGGAAGTTAAGTATTTCCTTGATAGGCAAGGAGATACAAATCTACCTTGGAGTGACGTAGCTATATCTAATTTTACTATACCTAAACTCGCTATGAGTTTGAGGCCAGAGTTATTAAAATCATTAAATAATATTAATGACTTTGGAGGGCAGTTAGTTGGAATAACTCCATTCTTAAATACAATAGCAAGACTTCTTATTAGTGGGAAAATAACTGAATTTGATCCACAATATTATTATGATCTTGAACGTCGCCAACTTGATGACGTAACCGTAAACTTCGTGAATAATGATGATTACGATGAAGTTACCAGAGCAGCGTTAGGATTAATATCTGACGGAGTATCTTCTGCAGACTTTAGAAATTACGTAGATGATTTTAATAAAAATCAAATAAAGAGACAGAAGAGACTTAATACAGATATCAATGTAAGAATAAATACCTTAAGCCATCTTGGAGAAGAATCAACACTTAAGCTAACAGATTTAGGATTACCGATAGTGGTTACAGATGACGTAGCCAATCCGACAACAAGTGGACAACTGGATGTAATATCTATTGGTGATGGCGCAGGATATTATGTTTCTGCACTGTCATTAGATACTGGTGAAGTCCCTGTATTAAGTGTCAACGATGCTTCAGCCTCTTTCTATATTCCGCCAGAGCTAAGGTATAACGTATTAAAACTTTTAGGATTTGCTAATGGTCTAAACTTGCAAGTAAGCTCAGTTTCAGGTCAGCACGAATTTACTACTAGTTATAATTCATCGGCTGATATAGAGCCAATGTATTTTGCTTTAGACTTAGACACATTAAAAGATACTGCAACTCAAAATTCTATAGTAAATCAAACCTCTGCAATATTCAGAAGATTAACTAACGAGGAGGCGCAGCTACATGCTGCTAACTATAGTCTAAATACAACTAAAGTTAATATTGATTTAAGAGATCCATTTATTCATTATGCAAGGGATACTAGCACGATTGTATCTCAGCAGTATGACGTTACCTTCAGAGCATTTGAAGTAAATAGAACTAGTGATCAATCAATATTAACTAGAAATATACCTTTTGCTATAATTTTAACTCCAGGTATTGGAGCTTACCACAACCCGTTCTCAAACAATTCAACCTTAATAAATCCAAACTCATCAGTTATCACTAGAACTATAAGTTTAACTGCGGATATTAATAGAACTAAAAAACAAATAATGTATCCACCCTTACAGGAAAAATTATTATACGATGAAATAGGATCTTATTATTTTGGACTTTACGAGAAATTTAATGACACTGATACCCAAGATATAATTTATAAGTTTGATCCAAATACCAATGAATTTAAAAATTCATATTATTATGAAGGATCATATAGTAATCAGATACCTCCATCTAGCGTAAGAACTCCACCAATACAATCTCAGATAGTAGGTATCGTAGATAAACTTATTGATATCTACAGCGTATCAGATTTAACTTGGTGGGATGTTTATAGAAGAGTAAGTCCTCCCCAAATAGGGGAGTTTATAGCTAACAATCCAAATCAAATAGTCGATTTATTAAGTAATTCCTGGAGAGGCATTCCAATAAGGAATGTATTAGCCAGATTAGATAAAAAAGAAACAGGAATATATGTTGATCTAAAAGACTATGATAAGGTGTATATTACTGAACAGGATAGATTAAATGCCCAGAATTATTAATGCTATAGATACGACTATGGGTCATTGCCATCCACCCCAACCAATAGCAGCTTTTATACCTACTAACGTTTATTCTAACGGGGCTCCAGTTATAGTTAGGAACTCATCTTATACACCTACTACTTGCGGGGATACCGCCCATATCCCTTTAGCTACAGTCCAATATAGTAGTAATGTTTTTGCTGGAGGATTAGAAACATTAAGAGATAGAGACTTTCTTCAGTGTGGAGATTCTGCCATGGCTTTACCAGTAACTAACGTTTATGTTAATGGGGCAGATTAAAATATCTTTACTAATATTAAATATTATTTAATTTATTTTATGTGGAGCCATAGATAGTAATAGATAGAAAATTCTTTATAAGGATTAATTATATGAAAAGTCGTGATATCCTCAAAGAGGAAGTAGAGCAGTTAATTTCCCAGTCTTTCTGGGGCAAGTCAGGTGTAAGCCTAACCGAGAACACCGAGCAGCAGGTTGCTGAAGAGGCTGTAGAGGCCGAGGAAGCCCCTTCTGAGGCTGAAGTCGTCGAGGAGCAAGCACACGTATGCCCCCTTTGCGAATCACACCTAGAAGAGGCGATTTCTGACGAGCAGCTAACGGAACACATCGAGATGATGCTCGGCATCATCAATGAGATGAATGATATCTCCGATGAAGAGTTAGAGGCTATTGAGGAAGAGATTGATTCAGAACTTGGTGAGGAAGAGGTTGACGAGGTTGAGGAAGTAGTTGAGGCTAAGAAGCCTAAGATGCTTAAAGGTGCTAAGTCCAAAGCTAGTTGCTGAAAATAAGTGTTACAGTTAGTTTAACTGTATGAGTAATAATCTTCCCGACATTTCAATTAGTGACTTCGCCATGGACATCATAAGTGACATGGCGAAGAATCCCGCTAAAGCATTAAAACCTGCTTTAAAGGAATCCACTGTTGAGTCACTGAATGTCCCAGACATAAGCAATGTAGAGGTTAGCCAAGATTTTGTATCCTTGGTTACAGAGGGTAAGAAGCCTTCAGTAAAACAACAACCTAAGAACATTGTTGAAAATAAACAAGAAAAACTAGAAGACCTTGTAAATAAACTTTCAAGTCTACTAGGTGAGGCAAGGGAACTGATTCAGGAGATGACTAGCGTGGGTTCCATAGGTGTTAATACTATGGGGCGGGCTACTAATAAAAAAGTTAATAAAGGTAAATATTTATTAAAGTATCATGTCTCTAACAAAGTAAGTAAAGGTCTTAAGCGAAGATAATGAGAGATATTATTGAGCTATTAAATGAAGCTAAGAAAGGTGTAGGGTCCCCAGAAGGTCTTAATGCTATTAAAACTCATGGAGAAAAGTCCCACACTAAAGCATCTAAATCAAGAGTAAGAGTTTATAAGTCTATTACGGATGCGCTTAAGAAAGGTTTCATGGGTCAAATATTTTCTACCGTAGGCTCAGATCGTCTTTATGTAATTACCAAGGCTAAGTGGGGCAAAGACGATGAGCAGATTATAAATGGTAGATCGGCTAAAGGATTTACTCCAGGATCTATCCCTGCTAAATTTCAGGACGTTAAGAAGTATGCAGTAAGAACCATGGTAAGACATGGTGGCTCTACTGCAAAGAGATTTAAGAGTGATGAATACTGGAAAGGCAAGAAATTTAAATAATTATGCAACAACTACAAGACGTATTTATTCTCCAGAACATGCGGGTTATCAATGAGGGTAAGTCTGGCCCTCTAAAGGTTCGTGGTATATTCCAAAGAGCCGATGAGGCTAACAACAATAATAGAGTATACCCGCACAAGGTTCTTGAGAATTCAATCAAGTCTTTGAATGAGGCTATCAAGGAGCGTCGTCTTGTAGGTGAGCTAGATCACCCTACCTACGATATGGTTAAGTTGTCCAATGCCTCCCACCTCATTACTGGTCTTTGGATGGAAGGTAAAGAGGTTATTGGTGAGGCTGAGATTCTTCCAACCCCCGCTGGCAAAGTCGTAGAGGGTCTAATTCAGGGTGGAGTTAAAATTGGTATCTCAAGCCGTGGAATGGGAACTCTAAGTGAAAGCAAGGGTGGCGCTAAAACTGTAAACGAGGACTTTAAACTCCTTACGTTTGATATTGTAGCTGACCCCTCAACCCGTGGAGCCTACCCATCCATAACCGAATCTAAGCAATATAACAAGGATAAAACTCTTATTGAGTCTACTATCCGTAATGTTGTTGGTGAAAGAATATTTATCAAACTTCTTGAAAAGAAGATTGATGAGAAGTTAAGTAAAGCTAATTCAAGACAAAAATAATAAATTTTTGTTAAATTTTTAATTAAAAGGATAGATAGTTATATGAAGAAAAATTCATTAGAACAAATAGCGAACCTTCTACCTGAGGGTTTGACCGAGGAAGTAATCGAAAAGATTGCCACCTTGGTTCATACCAAGATTCAGGAAGAGGTTAACGCTAAGACGGAGGATTTAACGGTTAAGGTTAAAGCCTATCTAAGAGGTCAAATTGAGCGTATCAAAGAGCAGGCCCTGAAGGAACTTGAGCTTGAGAATGATACCTACCGTAATGCACAGTTGTATGAGACTGCCAAAGCATTATTCGTAACTGAACTTACGCCTGATGATGAAGTTAATGCTATTAATCTAATGGCATTAGAGCAGGACAATCTTGGAAAGAAGGTTGATGTCCTAGCTACGGAGTTAGATAAGTCTCTCAAGGAAAATGTTCAACTCAAGAAGTTGCTCAAGGTCGTCTCTGATAAATCAGAAAGACTTGAAGAGTCACTTCAGGCTACTAAGCAGAATTTAGCGGAATCAAGAGCACAAAGTTCAATGAGGCTCTCTGAAACTGCTGAAGTTGTTTCTAAGGAAAATTTCCAACGTCAAGGGAAGAAGATCGAAGAGCGCAAGGATAGCGTTAAGCCTGCGACGAATGGTAATAAGTTTTTGACCGAAGAGGTCATTCGATTAATGTCTTAATTTTTAAGGAGAAATGATTATGGACGTTTCAAAAATTGGTGGATCACCTGAACTAGTTCAGAAGTGGTCAAAGGCCCTTGACGGTATCAAAAGTGAATATACCGCTCGGGTGACGGCTCAGTTGCTAGAGAATCAGGCTAAGGCGGTCTTGGCTGAGAGCAACCGAATCAACGAAGAGTCTCTAAGCCCTGGTGCTACCCAAGTTGGTAACATCGGAACTTTCCAGAAGTTCGCGTTCCCATTGGTCCGCAGAGTATACCCCAACCTAGTATTTAATTACATTGGTGCTACTCAACCAATGGATGCTCCTGTTTCCCAAATCTTCTATCTCGGTAACAGCCGTTGGAGTGCTGGAACCAAGCAAGAGATTTACTCAAAGTTCAACCTTACCTACCGTGGTCAAACCACTTCAGGTATCGGAAGTACCTTTGCCGCAGCTACCGGAACGACTAAGTGGCAACAACCAGGAGTAACCGGTTCTGTAACTGGTCTTGCTTATAGCCAGTATAGCGGAAGCCAAGGATTTGATCTTTCAAACGTTTTGGCTGCACAATATGGTTCACCCTCAACGACCTATGGTGGTCAAATTGCTTCATGGCCAACTGCTTCAACCACTCTCGGTTGGACGGTATCAGCCGGTGAACGTCTTGATGGAACGGGAATTCCTGAGATTCAGTTCCACATTCAACAGCAGCCTGTTGTCGCCAGAACCCGCAAGATGCGTGCTCTCTGGACGATTGAGGCTTCACAAGATCTTAAGGCTTACCACAATCTAGATCTAGAGCGTGAACTTACGGAGCTTCTAACGAAGGAGCTTTCACTTGAAATCGACCGCGAGTTGATTGAAGATATCCGTATGATTGCTTACGGATTTGATCCTGCTGGAACTAACGCTTTTGGTGGCTGGACTCCAAGATCATTGGATATCAACACCGATAGCAATAGCTTCTATGAGTATGGTCAAAGCCCTCAAGTAAATGGATCAACTGGTCCAGGCAGCCGTTCACTTGGTGCATTCCAGTGGAATAACAACGGTGCTGATGGTTACACGGGTCTTGGCACTACTGCTGGTGATGCTAAGAACGTTTTCGTAGTTGACCTCGCTGCTCAATTCATGGGAACCAACTTTGCTCCACAGCACCTAGGTCACAAGTTCGCCAACTTGCTAGCTGTTCTGAACTTTGCGTCACAGGACATCTACAAGACGACGATGAGAGGTCCAGGAACGGTTCTAATCACTTCACCACTCGTTGCCTCATACCTTGAGTCAGCGGCGAAGCTTGAGGGTGGTATTGCCGAGAAGGATGGCCCAACTAACATGGGTGGCAAGATCGAGTATAAGGGTAAGTTCGCTGGTAAGTATGAGTTGATCGTTGATCCACTCTTCCCAGAGGACGAGATTATAATGGGATACAACGGTGGAAGCCCAATGGATTCAGGCTATGTCTACTGCCCATACGTCCCACTCATGCCATTGCCAATGGTAACTGATCCTGGCACGTTCCAGCCTCGTAAGGGTATCATGACCCGTTACGCCAAGGCTGCAATCCAGCCAGCTAACAGATTCTACCGTGTTATCAGATTGGTCGGCCTAGGTTCAAACTACCTAACGCCAGACTTCTCCAAGAACACCGGATTCAATCTGGTCTAATCTTAATAATAATTAAGATTAATTAAAGCGGACTTTAAAAGGTCCGCTTTTTTTATTTATAGGATACCTAAATAATATTGTATGGTAACTACAATTCCACATGTTGCTGGTTATGGTTCATCTTATGGTAAGTATGGTGGATTAAAAATAACCAACTATTCCCCAAGCGGCGATATCAACCAAGATTTATTAAATAATAATCTTGAAGTTGATGGAGTTAAATTTAATTTATTTGAACAGTCTATAAATGATTATGTTTTGGCTCAATTAGGACATCCAATTATAACTGTTGAGTTAACTCCATTTCAAATTAAAACTTGTATAGATGAAGCTATATCAAAGCTGGATTACCACTGTCCTCAATGGGCTGTTCAGTATGCTATCTTTGATGCATCTGCTGGAATCAACATCTACGAGATACCACAGTTCATGGCTAACAATCTGAGCTATGTAACTTATAAAAAAGATATTTTAGGACTTAACTATACTCCTGGATCTTTGGCATTCGATGTTACGCTAGCTTTCTTTAATACAAATAGATTTTTTCAAGGCGGCGGAATAGGGGACTTCTTTTTAACTCAGCAATACTTAAAGATAATGAGAAAGGTATTGTCAAATGAAGGTAGCTGGAACATTGTAAATGGTAACTCGTTACAATTATATCCAGGACCAACCGAGACTCCAACTCCAGTTATCCTTGAATATAGAGCTTTGAATTCAAATACAATACACCATGCATTTAGAAACTGGATTCAAAGATACGCACTAGCTTGCGCTAAGTCTATCCTAGGTAAAGTTAGAGGTAAGTATAAAGTTCTTCCAGGTCCTAGCGGAGGCTCAGAGATGGATGGTGCTGAACTAGCTAGAGAGGGTGCAGAAGAGAAGAAGGAGTTAATGGAAGAATTGAGAACTGAAATAGAAGAACCACCAATGTTCTCGATAGGATAACATGAGCAACTTTGGAAAATATAATTCAGATATAAATTTACCAAATACGGATAATTACGAAAGCCCATTTAGATTATTTAATAAGGCTAGTGATAGAAACTTATTAAACATTGTAGACGAAGAGCAATTCAGACTTGGTGGATCTCCGCTGATGGTGTATAAGTATTACAAGACTACAGAGATAGATGACGTATATGGTGAAGAGAGAAACAAAACTATATCTGTAGAACCAGTGAGAATCTATGGTTTCTATGAACCTAGAGCCATAGAAGAAAATCTAACTCAATTTGGTTTGGAGCTAGTAAACGATCAGACTTTTACATTCAATAAGTCTTACGTTGAAAGAAGATTGGGAAGAGTTCCAGTTCCTGGAGATATAATCAAACCTCAATTTCAAAATATGAAATATGAAATTTACGAAGTTCAAGAGGATAGTTTTGAATCGTATGGCGTATATCATATTACTTGCACTGCAAGATTACTGAGAGACTCTCAAGAGACTCATAAGCAAATCGTTCCAAAGTCTGATGACATTGATTCAAAATATGATGAGGATGTAAATGGATAATCTACCAGTTTCAAATATTGTTCTAAGAGAAATTTTAGAAAAGAGCAATGCATCAACTGGAATGTATATTCAAAAAGTATACAAAGATTCTTTAAGAGAATTCATAAGTATCTTTAGCAATATTTACTATATTGATAAAGATAATAATCCAATAAAGATCAAATGCTTTCACGGGAATCAAGAAAGGGTTATAGCTAAGACAACCCTGGGTGACAATATAACTTTACCTGTTATAACAATCACAGAAAGTTCCACCTCAAATAATGATGAACGTAGGAAGTATTCTAAGCTTTTAGTGCATGAAAAGTATTGGGATAAGGATAAGAACAGAGCAATAAGAATCTTAAGTCTTGCTCCCCGCCCAGTCGATATCACCTATGAGATAAATATTTGGACTAAGTATAAACAAGATCTAGATCAAATTAGAGAGTCTATCTTTACTATGTTTAATCCAGATTTGGAAATTAAAACTAATAAAAGTTATTATACTAAGGCTTTTTTAGTAGATGAATCTGACATATCCCAAGTCGAAGTATCTGATCTTCAGGATAGGGTATTAAGAAAAAAGTTATCGGTTAATTTAGAAACTTATATCCCAAATCCTAGGTTTTTATATACTTCTACCGGCAAAATTGAAGAGTTTAACTTTGAGGTGGAGATAGAAGCTAACCCCTCAATAGTTCAAATTTTTAATAAATAATCTTAAATTAAAAAATTTAAGTTAAAATTGTGTCTACCTATAGTAAATACTGATAGAGACTTTATATCATGAGTTCTAATCTTAAACCTGTTAGGGAGTCACAGAAGGTAATAGTGCTCCCACCATCCCCAAATACTGACGTAATGAAAGTAATTAAAAACTACTCACTACAAGGTTTAAACGTGCTGTTGAACACTGAAAAGGGTCCAGTTTTTAGATGGTTAGAGCCTAGACAATCTATCGTTGTTCCCGAAGATTATATTAGCGAGCAAGCCAAAACTATGCACGCTAGAAGAAAAATTCAAATTAGCAATTAAAGGATATTTAAATGGCTGCAATTCCTACTAGTCCCGCTGTAGTCTATATTGAAAAAGATAATTCTGCATATCCCCCAAATATCAACTCTTCAATCGTTGGTATTGTAGGATATGCTACTAAAGGTCCAGGTGGTTCTGCTGTTGAACCAACTCTGATTACTAGCCAGGAGCAGCTAATAAGAGTTTTCGGAAAGCCCCAAGAGTCTCTTCCTGGCCAAGGACTTGAAGGTGCCCTAGAAATACTGGAGACCACTAATCAAGTTCGTTACGTTAGAGCAGTTCCAAGCGATGCAACGAACGCTTCATCTACCGTAAAGATTGGATCATGCCCAGCAGTAGTTGTAGATGCAAATAATATTGGAACTGATAAAGATGGTATTGCAAATTACTACTTTACCATATCAGTAAAGGATTCTGCTGGTGTTACTGTTCTTGAGCCAACTACCTATACTGTTCCAAGTGGAACCACAGTTCCCAGTGCAACCGCTGGTCAAGCCTCCGGTCTTGCAAGAGTATTAGGTGATGGAACTAATCCAAGCGACAAGTTTGGAGTTTACTGGAATAAGAATTCTACCGGATCAATCACTGGTTTTGATTACGGTGCAATAGTTGGTTCATGGGCTGGTAAGGATGCTACGTTAAGTGTAAGTGCATTCTCAGGTGCTACGTTAGCTTCTAAGACTCCTGCGGTAATTCTACAAGCTTTAGGAACTAGCGGACAGCTACTTGGTAACAAAGTATCCTCAGTAACCGCAAGAGGTTATGATGTATCAACTGGGTCTGTAAATTACTTGGCTCAAGCACTCTACAAGGGAACCGGATATAATCTAGGAACCGATACGGTAACTGGTCAAACAAGTGGACTCAGTATTGAAATTGATTCCATAGCTGGTCCTGAAGTTAATCTTAGCGTTAACGAAGATGGTATTGTAGTTGAAACTTTTAAGGTAGCTCTTACCTACGGAACTACATTCGTCGAGAATGTAATTAACATAGGTGAAACTAATCTTAAGTCAACTCTAATGATGGGTGAACTTTCCATAGGTGGCTCAACTAGTTCAACCCCAAATGCTATTGATAGCTTCTATGACAAGATAACTGATATCAAGTCCCTTGTAACGACAGTTGATTACAATGCCGCAACGGATGCTTCAGCAACCCCAAGATTCGTCAAGTTTGTTGAGAACACCTATAGCCTAACTGGTGGAACTAATGGAACAATGACGAACACCGCCACCATAATTGGCAGTGCCGCAACTAAGACTGGTATCTATGCTCTTAATGATGAGGCATTGAATATCTCAGTTGCAATCGTCCCAGGATTCCATGATGACGAAGTTCAAAATAATTTGATTACTTTGGCTGAATCTACGCAAAACTTCATTGCGGTCGTATCACCTCCAAACGATCTTGCAAGCGTTCAAGCTGCAACTGATTGGATGAATGGTAAGGGTGATCACGGTAGAACCTCACCAATAAATAGCTCATGGGGTGCGGTATTCTGGCCACACGTTCAAGTATTCAATACCTTTGAAGGCAAGGATATGTGGTATGATCCTGCAATCTTTGCAGTAAGACAAATGACGTACACTGATAACGTAGCTGAGACTTGGTTCGCTCCAGCAGGTTTCCGTCGTGGTAGACTTACTAAGCCTACTGCAACTGAAATGATGGTTAACCAAGGTGATAGAGACGTTCTCTACGTAAACAATATTAATCCTGTAGTAAATTTCAATCCAGAAGGTATTACGATTTTCGGACAGAAGACCGCCCAAAGAGCAGCCACTGCCTTGGATCGTATCAACGTTAGAAGATTGATGATTTACCTCAGAAAGACTTTACTACAAACTGGACGTATAGATTTGTTTGAACCCAATGATGCTTTTACTTGGGAACAAATTAAATCAAAGGCTGATTCTGTTTTGTCAGACATCCAAAACAGAAGAGGTATTTCAGACTTCCAGGTAGTATGTGATTCAACGGTCAATACTCCTTTAAGAGTAGATAGAAATGAACTATGGTGCAAGATTCTTCTGAAGCCAACCAAGACTGCAGAATGGATCATATTTGAGGTTAACCTAACCTCTCAGTCAGCTAAATTTAATGGATAATAAAAATGGTTCAAAGTTATTATAAAAGTGATTATAGAGCTACTCCCCCAAGCAAAGCCCTCCCTGTAATATCTTCTCAGTTAGATTCAGTGAGAGTATACCAATTTGAAGTTCACTTTGAATTTGGTGACCAATTACCAACCGGGGGCTTAAAGGATCTAACTCTTGCAGCTAAGGTTGTTGGAACCACTGGAATAAGTGTAGAGGATATTGAAGTTAGAAGAGTTCATGATCCTGTATACTTCCCAGGTGCTCCAAAGAATGAAGAGTTAAATATTACCTTTGATAACCAATACGTTAGCAAGACATCAGCAGTTCTCTGGGAATGGTTTAGAAGTATTTATGATCCACTCTCTGGTAACATGACCAAGTATGGATCTCCAGGTAACGGTGCTGGGAAGCAGTTCAAGGCCAAGAAGCTAACTGTCATTGAACTAGACAATGACCGCAATCCACACGCGGCCATGGAGTTCTATGGAGTTTATCCCAAGGCTGTTAAGTTCTCTGAAAAGAATTATTCTCAGAGTGAGTTCGCTACCATTGAAGTCACTTTTAGATATGATTACATGGATTACTATAACTACAATTAATCCTAGTTTGCCTAGTTAATTATAAATAGCCTATCCATAGTGGTAGGCTATTTTGCTATAATAAGATATGAACTACTTATACGAACTTTTAGAAAGTTATAGTCGTCTAAAGCAACGTAAACTTAAATTACTAGAAAGCTTTGGTGGTGAAATTCAAGGCAGCACTCCGCAACAACGTGCTGAATATATTAAAAGTAAAACTATATCTAATAATGCTACTGCTAGCAATCCATTAATATTAACATTAGGTGGTAAACAATTTATTTGTCATATTAAAGCAAAAAGACAACAAAACGAAAGTCCTCAAGTTGTAGCTAAATATGGAGCAAATAATTATAATTTAACTAGAAATCCACAAAAAATATATCCTCACTTAGAGTTAGGAGAACCCGAACAGGATCAAAAATCTGTTGCCGGTAATGAAGATCAAACGGGGGCTGAAGATCAAACGGGGGCTGATGGGCAAAGTGCTCCAGGTGTTCCTGCATTAGAAATGCCTACCTATGATATTATAGAGGGGGATCTGCTAGATCCTATTCTTTTTGCGCAAGGAATAGAACATCTACCTTTAGAAGAACAAAATATTATTTTATCCCAAGTTGATAAATTAAAAAATAAGAGATGGATTCAGGATGCACAGGGTAATAAAAGAGCAACTCTCCTTGCATCCATAATGGCGACTAGAACTGTTACAAATTGCCCAAATGAAAACGAAACAGATTGCATTGCTAAACCTATTAGTGATGAAAACATTTTAACAAGAGCTAAACAAGTAGCTGCAATCAATTTGCAAAGAGCATTACAAATACTTTCTCAACCAAAAATAAGTTTAGAGGATGTTAACTACTTAAGAAAAATTATCGCAATCAGTCAATCAAACCAAGTTATAATCAAAGACGAATCTAATAAGACTGGTATTATGATTCATGAAGAAAATCCAATATTGGTTCCTTTGCTAAAAGGATTATCTTCTAAACATGAGTTCGATACAGAAGAAGGTGGTAAAGAAAAATTAGATCTATCTAATAAGAAAAAAAACTTTCTCAAATCAGAAGCAGATCAATACTTATCAAAAACTGCAAGCACGTTACGTGGATCAGTATTTGAAGACCTCAGACTTGGTGTAATAGAGATGCAGCGTTGTTTAGAAACAGAGGCATTCAAGGGTAAGTGCGTAGATGTAGCATCAAAACATTTTAGTAAATGGTCTGAAAATAATGATGCAGAAAATGCATTTAGAGGTCTTATAGAACAATGCAGAACTGATGGCACTATCAGTATTGATTTAGGAAACTCTGATGATATATTTTATCTAAACACAATCATCAATGGATTTGGTAAAGGAACTTTTGAAAATGCTGAAGCAGCATTTCAGAAATTCGCCGGGGTAATGATGCAGTTAGCTTCTGCTGGTGTGAGAGAGCGAAGGCCAATATTTGTAGATAAAGTGGCATTGATCACAGGGTTCGGACAAAAAGCTGATACAAGAGAATACTATGCCACAAGAGAAGACGCTGAGAGAGCATTACTTGCAGTAAAATTAAACAATAGTAAGAATGTAAAAATAATAGAAACTTCAAGAGGCTTTGCAATTAATGATAGCTTGAAGTTTACTACGGAAGCTAAGAAATTAGACCTTGGCCAAGCAAGCTACTCCACAATGATCCCAACTTTAAATTGTGCATTGACTGGGGAAGGTTGTGATGATATTATTTTAGATCAAATACAAATGTTGAAACAAGCTGGTCTATCTGAAGTTGATTTTGAATATATCAAACAAGAATTAGAGAAGGTTAAGAAAACTTCAGAAGAATTTATGAAGGTTGCTACAACAACTAAAACTATCTTGGCAGACGGTCAAGTTATGGTTAGAAGATCAAAAGAAAAACTTCTAAAATCAGTATTGGATAGATTAAACAAAGAAGATACTTTTAATGGGCCTACAAGTAATTTAAGATCCAAGATAAAGAAAATGATCTCTGAGGCTGCAACAGTAAACTGGAGAGATGAGTCAGCCTGGGAAGAACTATGCTTAGACATTGCATCAGCAATACAAAAAAATAGAATATCTAAACTATACGGAAGTAGCAAACCTGAAAAAAAGAGAAAGGCACTTGGCTTCATGGTGGGCTTAGGTATGTTCGGAGGCGGGTCTGGTGATGGTAGTATGCTAAGTGTAGCGGATGCCCAGAATCTAATAATGCATACTACAGATCAAAATGAAACTTTAAAGCCTTTGAGTGATTCTTTAAATGAAGCTAACGAACATGAAGTTAGCATTGAATATAATAAATTCGTTATTAACGGTGTTCCTATTTATTGGGATGGTAATAGGGTTGACACAATAATTCCTATGAGCAACGTAACGGATGCTATTGCCAGAGGATATGGAAGTTCAAAGTCTGTAAAAAGAGAGCGTAAAGGAATGGATACTCCAATACAAGCCTCTACTGAATATTCTGGATCTACCCTCAACGAGCAAGTAATTAAATATCTAATGAATCAACAAGAACTGCTGAACAAATTACTCAAGTCTATATCCACAAACCCTTAGCATTATATTGTTTGGTGGTAGCTAATAAATCATTCAGACGACATATGATATACCGTTCATTTAAAAAATTCAAGTGAATGTGGTCGTGATTTTCAGCGTAGGTTGCCAATGCAAGCGAACCCTTTTCCTTGAATAGACATAGGATATCTTTTCTGTCTTGCTGAAAGACCAATAAGAAATTTTTCTGGATTTTTTGAGAATCTTTTTCGGCTTGTTCTATAAAATACATTAAATCAGATTTGTTATTAAATACTGATCCAATGTTCTCTTTATTATATCCTTTCTTACATTCTATAGTGAACTTAAAGGTTTTAGGGGTTATCAAATCTCCACTGAACTTGAGATGATCAGGTAAGTTATGGGTTGTAGAGAACGCACCAGATCCTGGGGATCTCATAAATTCAGTAGTTTCAAAGAACTCATTCAATATAGCGCAAACCTTTCTTTCAAATGAGTTACCTTTATTCCTACTGTTCTTTCTTTTCTTCTTGTCCTTGATTAAGTTTTTTAGATCAAAATTGTCTTGCATTTTTAATACTCCAAGCTATTATAGTTGTCGATGGATAAAATTAAATTTGATGGTTCAAAGTGGAAAATAAAAGCCACAGAAAGAAGTAGAGGACGTATGAAAATTAATATTAAGTTAGCTAAGGATGAGGCTGAAGGATTTAAGCATTGGTCAGAGGCGGTTAGACCACCTAATGTTTCCGATGAAGATTTCTTCAAGCAGATATTTTTTAATGGTATCGAGCACTTGAATGATAAGCTCCAGACCATCTCTCGTCAAATATTAAATGATCCAGAGATGCGAAAGAATCTTGAAGCTTCAGGTATAAGTTTATCAGCTATTGAAAAGAATTTACCACCTCAGTCATGAACTACATTCCAAAGAATATAAACTCCTGGGATCGTCTACAGCAACTTATACGGGCTGCGGATGAGAGAGTGTCTCACAATCCTAAGGCAAAGGTTAGAGTTCTTATTTTTAGTCCTTGGAACGAGAGTTCGACCAAGTTCAAGGGTTATGATGCTCGTGTAAACTTATTTGAGGTTCCTGAGGTTATGCAAGTCCTCAATGAGACTTATGAGCAGGACCTTAAGCTGAATGTTGTCCCTACTTTGGTTAATCTACAGTTGGTAGATGATCAAGTTAAGATGGTAGTTGTGGATAATGCCGCTGCCATTCAGCATGAACTAACATCTGGTGGCTGAACAGGGAATCCAAATTTAAACTCAAAATAAGCTTCCAACTTGAGTTTATGTCTTTTAACTTTAGTAGCTACCAGTTTTAAGTTATTTATAATTACTGTCGTAAAATAATTGAACGCAGAGCCGTTCTCCGGTTTAAAATTACGCAGTGTTCTTAGGACAAGGAGGAAGCATTCTTGTTTTGCGTCCTCCTTGTCCACTTTAAAATGGAAAGCGTCTATAATGTTGCTGATGAGGGCGTCGAAGCAAGCCATTAACTCATCTTGGAATTCGTAGTTGCCAGAACAGTGTAGTTTAATTAGTTGTTCAAAACGCTTGTTGTTAAGATACTCTGACACAAATTAATAATAGTATGAGAATACTACCAGATCCTTTTAAATATGAATATATTGATTGTAAAGGCTGCACTCAACTTCAACGTAATCAAGTGTGCCACTCGATTATGGATCATTGGGAGATGGGTTTTAATAAACTCTGCGAGATTTTATTTGTGTCCGAGTCTTTTAAGCTGGAATATGGTGAGATAACACCATTCCTAACCAAGGAACAGGACTTAATCGAATCGGTCCTAGAGTCCGCAGGTTTTGGGCATCTTATCCCACACGTAGAATACACTGCATCAGTTAAGTGTATCAACGTTAAGGATAAGGATATGACCAAGGAAGATAAAGATATCTGCCGCAATCATATCCTGGCGACTGTGAGAGCCTGTAAGCCCAAGGTTATCTTTGTCTGTGGCAACCTACCCTTGGTAATGCTAACTAAGAAGAGCGGTATCATGGGCAAGAGGGGCAAAGTATTTGAGTATGAGGGCATCCCTGTGGTAGCACTGTAT